CTCACGACCATCAACAACATATTGGTTTGGGTCTTTCAGACGCATTTTCATGATGTAGGCTTTGCCACGGGGAAGAACTTTAGCAATNTTCTCCGCTGCTNCTCGGCCTGCCTCNTCNTCATCCATTGCAATAATACACTTCTTAAACTGATTGAAGAAAGCGTATTGCTTCTGAACCTGCTTGTATGCCCCGCTCTCACCAATGGTCGGNCTTACNACNGCAACTGGNTCAAAGTTTTTATTCTTTTGNGCATCAGAAAGAATCTGGAAAGCTGCCANACANTCGTGNTCACCNCCNACAATCACGACTGTGTGATTATTTGTCTTGAANCGAAATTGACCAAACAGCTCACAATCTTTACCTGTCTCTCCAACAGGACTAGAGAAGTCTTTAGGATGCTTGCGAACTTTGTACCCTGAAATATCATACTCCTCTGTGCAAGGGTAGTATGTAGCAGAAACACTGCCATCCTCTTCCGAGTAGGCATAACGAACTCCAAATGGTCGAGAAGTTTCTGTACGAATCCCGCGATACCCTTTTGAATCAACACCTGTTTGTTTCTTAATTTTCTCGTTTACTTCTTTATCAAAATGACTGCCCACGATATCTTCATACTCCTCTTCTTGAATCTCACCATTATCTTCCAGCCATTGTTGGCTAGGCATCTTAAATTCACAAGACCAGCAGAAATATCCACGATGCTTTCCATTCTCATCTAGTCCATAAACCATTAGGTTATTATGAGAATTGTCTCGCCCATTCTGGCGGCAACGTGGACACTGCGTCTTGCCTTCTACAGAAAGATCAACGTCTACTCCGTAGCGTGTAATAGTGAAACCTGTTTCACGACTCACCACCCACCCCCTGTCAATATTTAATCTCGATCAATCTCATAGGCGTTCCAGCCCTCACTATACCCCACATCATACCCCTCTTCATTAGCCATCTCAGCAATACGTTCAGCTTCTTCCTCAGAAATCATCCCATGAAAGATGTGTTCGAGGAAATCGCTCATATCATAGGAGCCGCAAGTAATCAATCCCCGATAAGCGTAGGACCGAAGGTCTTCTGGAGAGTATTGACGGAAGCCTTTTGAAATATTAATTGTAGTCATCTCTATTCCTCCATGTATTCAATTTGTTCCACCATCTTAACAACAAATGGACGAGAAAACAAATAGCCTGTAGCTCCTTTCTCATCCTCTGAAATACACACGGCAATCTGTGTTCCTCCGTTCTTCAAATACATATCAATCTCACGAATAAGAGAGGATTTTGATTTATGGAATGTCTGTTGCATTATTTGTTCTCCTCTTTAGGAACAGCGGTGATAACAATCTCACAAGAGATGTTGCGTGGAAGACTAGCTTCACATTCCACTTTTGCCTCGTGTGCCTCAGTATCCAGCTTATTAGCTGTTGTCCCCTGATACAAGAAAAGAAGCACAGCGAAAGTGGCTACAGAACCTATCGCATACCCCAACAAAGCAATATCTACTTTATTCATTTTACCATCTCCAATTTAACAGACTTCTTTTCCGAAAGGTCATTATAAAACGATTCCTGCCTCATAGCAATCTCCGCTTCAATAATATCTTTGAATGTATACAGGCCAGACAAAGAAATATTCTTTAGATGCTCTGCTACAGGAAGCCAGAGGGACATATCGTCATTCATTTAAGTGTCCCTCATCAAGAAGTTTACATTTGAATTGCTTAAACCCATCAGCAAACATGTAGTCGTTACTCACCGAGACACCAATCCCGTAAAGCATATCCTCAATCCATGTAGCCTCGCTGTAGTCCTTGTAGCAAGGCTGATTACGATATGTGTTGATGTAGGTTTTCATATAGTCAATGGCTTTTTCAATATTAAAATCAGTCATTCTGGAAACTCCTACCAAGAAGGCGATTCTCAACCACGTTGTACATCAATTCCTCCAACTTGTAATGGAAGCTTGACACATCCATTTCTACAATAATCTCTTGCACCTTACTCTCGATAAGCTGCTTGTTGTCCTCCACTGCACTTTCGAGGTACTTGTGACCCTTAGATTCATCCTTGTCCCAAGCATCCTTACGCTTAAATACAGAATAAGGGGACAGATTGTTAATGATGTCTTTGATCTTGTCAACAAGGATCATGTTTAGGTCCTCATTAAAGGCGTCATCTACCAGCTTCTGTACAACTGTGTAGGCGCAATTTGAAAGAATGCGCTCCTTATCTACTTGTACAAGTTGTCGAATTGCGTTGCGGTATTCTTCAGTGGCGATGGACTTCTTGTCGTCTTCGCTCAAATATTGGTTGATATCAATTTCCATATTACTCTCCCTCCTCTACAAAACGAAGACCTGCATCGTAAAGACGTTCCATTAAGATTCTCTCAGCGATGGATAAATCTCCACCAGCTACAAACTCCATTTTATTTATGACCTTCTCTCGCTCTTGTTTTGCAATATTCTCATCTGAACACCAAGGACGGAATTCCCCAGCTTCGCCCGGCCACCAATCTCCTTCGCACTGAATAATGGCTTGATAATCCCTTCCCTGCGCTACACGAGCAACTATAACACCCGCAAAGTCTTCATCCACACCTGTGTAGATGCACTTTGCCCCGACAGGAGGAAGGTCACCATTTTCATACCACGAATTGTCTTGAGCTTTTAACTGATTGTCAGAAGTGTTTACAGCAGAAGACACAACGTCGTTTTCTACACTGATTTTCTGCACTAAATAGCCACTTTCGTTTGATGTTTGAAGGTCTTCTACAAGTTGCAAAGCATCTCCACCAATAAAACCATCCTCACCCGGCACATATCCAAACCGATTTAAGAGGCTTGGTTTAAAGAAGATAGCCGTCTTCGCCAAAGTAGCCGTCAGGTAGATGACTAATAACTTCAAAAACTTCTCCACTCAACGACTCTACGTCGCTGTCAGAAATACCCCACCCACCTTCAACGATTCTTACACGATCACCAACTTTGTATTCGAGGGTCATTCTTTCACCTCGAAAATGTTAATAACTGTGGCCCGAGTCAGCAAATCTTCAGACTCTTCTCCGTGAACCCGCTCAAAGTAGTCCAAATCATCTTCATCTGGACAGAACATCTGTGTCTCGCGGATGTAGCTTCCGCTAGGCTTAGCGAATAACGATACTCCATCTCATTCTTACGTCTACCTTTGTCAAACCAAATTTTCAGATTTTTATCGATGAACCCTAGAAGCCAATCAATGTGTTCTAGGTTTTGTTCTAGAGAGCTTATAACGGGTTGTCTGCTGTTCGCAACCCCTGCTCAGCTGCCTCTTGACCCTCAGAATAGGGGTTCATTCTTCTTCCTCCAGCATCAGTTGATAACGAGCTTTTTGCTCATCTGTGTGACCATTCTTACGGCTTTCCTTCTTCCTGTCAAGCTCAATTTTAGGCTTGTTGAAGGAAAATGTGTGTTTCCTGACAATGTTACGTTGTTTCATTTTAATCCCATTCCTCGCCGTCAGCTATGAGCTGAAGATTGTAAGCTAGCACCTTCTTTTGGTTATCGTCAAAAGAGGACCACATATTTTCTAGGTAGTCTGTCAGGACGTAGTTCTTCCAGTCATGAACTTTTGTGCGTTCATACCACTCTGGATTGTTCCAGTCGTGGGGCACAAGGTGGTCAATGACAATCATCTCATCTCTCCTCGCAAGCTCTCTTGCATTTGTTTGTGTTGGGCATATTCTACATCAACATCTCAGAAATCATAATTGTAAATTTCTATCGAGAATGCGGAGGATGATAGAAGAAATTGTAGGATGTGGTGTGTTGACATTTAGGAGAGGAGGGTGGAGAATTGGTGGTAGAGAGTTGTATAAAAAGTAAGCAATTTATGATTTATTTTTCGTAAACCCGCATGGCACTAAGGCTAGAGAGGAATTTGTAATACAAGACCGAGGAGGAGTATGAGGTATCAATTAGATAGGGTAGAGGATGAGTATTTATATGCTTCTACAATCACCAATGTTAGCAGCAGTCTATATTACCATGACAGTAAGTGGTGTATCTCTGTTGTTCTCTGTCTCCTTCAAGAGACAGGAGGTAAGAACAGCAAAGCAGTTAAATGGTTTGTCACTAACACAGCTAAAGCAATAAAAGCAAATTGCTCTGGCTTTTTCGTTTCTCTAAACTCCCACTACTACACAAGAAATGTGCAGAGGATTGGCTACAGGGGTACGATTTCCCTTCTCAACCTGCTAGAGGAAGAGGGATATATTGACATCTATATTGGCTTTGTGGCTGAATGGGATGAGAATGGTAAACCCCTACGCACAGTACCATCGTTTGTGCAGTTCAAAGAAAAATACCTTGCTTTGTGGGATGGTATTGATATACGCTTTCTACCCAACCTTCCGACAGAGGATTTGGTAGAGGTGAAGGATCGTAAAACTGGAGAGCTTAAAAGCTTGAAGGGTCGGAATGGCATTGGACAAATTAAAGAGGTGGTACAAATGCTGAATGACAGTTTGAAAGAAGTGAAGATTGAGTTTATGGGTAAGCGAGTTGCGCCTGTAGAATACAAGCGAATCTACAGCAACAACCTTATGGAATGTGGGAGATTCTTTGTTGCTGGTGGTGGGGTTCAGATTATTCCTGAAAAATATCGCAGTAAATACTTGAAATTCAACGGGGAAGCTGTTGTTGAGCTGGATTTTTCCAGCATTCATCCGTTTATTTGCTATGAGCGCCTGAACTTGGGTGGTGGGTTTGATTGTAATCTCTGGGAAATTCTGGGAGAAGACTTTAAGCCATATGATGCAGACACAAGTATGTTGAACGTTGACTGGGAAGCCGTGGAAGCATTTAAAACGGCCTACAACATCGGTAGATACGATCCTATTCGTAATCTGTGCAAGCAAGCGCTACTCACCTCCATTAATGCTGTAGATCGGACGAGTGCTGTTGCTGCCGTTAGTAGCGAGCTTCTGCGTGATATGAAGAAAGCAGGGACTAAAGATGAACACAAGCGTAAATATGTCGGCCTGATCCCTCAAGTTCGCGTTGGCGAGTTGTGTGATGCAATTAAAGAGCATAACTATATCATTGAAGACTTCTTTTTCCGAGATATGGGCGTCAAGCTAATGAATACAGACAGCAACATTACAGCCAGAATCGTGGAAACTATGGTGCAGCAAGGGGAGTCTATTTTGTGCTACCACGATAGCTATATTTGTCGTGAAAGTGCTGAGAATATGCTGTATGATGCAATGAGGAAAGCTTGGAAAGAGGAGATTGGTGATAACCAATTCTGCAAAATTAGTAAGAAATAGGTGTTGACAACGACACAAAGNGCATTGTAAAGTATGTCAAACAACTGATGCTTTTGGAGGAGTAAATGAAAGTCACATTTTATAAAGCGCCAAATGGTCACAAAGAAATTCTTAATATTACGAAGATCAATAAAGAAGATGAGGAGTTCTTTATTGCTAATGGTGTTACAATCAGCATGGAAGAGCTTGGCGGTGATTTTGTTATCTATGCTGACACAGGACTTAGAAAACTGAAGATGGTGAACCCGGTAAGAGTTTATTAGAGATTGCACAAGGACGCAGCTAGCGAAGATGTGTTGAAAGCCCTGCGTATTTACTGCGAGGAATTTCTTCAGAGCTTAAAATAATCCTTGCAATCGTAAGGAAAAGCATGTAACATCATTGAAAATTGACAATATCCGTAAGAACGTGAGGAATAGATGAAAATTCTAGAAGACAAAGGCTATAAATGCTGGAAGACGGACAACGACAGCTATGGTGTAGTTAAGCACTACCAAAGGCGCTTGCAAGAGGATGAAATCCTAAAATTCTCCATCCCGTTATGTCAATGCAATGACAAGACCCTGTTGAATGTCGTGCATTCAGATTTATTGATTCATGGACATAAGAGTGAATCATTTGAAGTGAGTTTGTGTCATGAGAACAAGGACGGTGAGTGGTGCGATCTTAAAATCTACTCCCTGACACGAAAACAGGTTGAGGATTCTCTTGACAGGCTGGAACAAAAGGTGTTGAATATGTGGAAAGCATTCAACGAGTAACGACTTTAAATGGACACATACTCATCAAAGCTATACAACATGCTTATTGAAGCAGGGTTTTCCATAGAAAAGGTTGATAGGCTCTGGACAATCTTTAGCTTGACGGCGGATAAGAAAGAGCCTGTTCTTTGGTCAGCTTTATTGGGAAGCCTTCTAAAACAAGCTGAAATTGAATTAGGAATGTGATATGAACACAGAACTTGAGTTCGTATTGGCAGGTCGAAGACCCATTTTAAAACTAAACAAACTGAGGTAAATACTGTGCGTAAGAAAAAGAAATTAGTGTGTGGTGTTGGTTGGAACGATGCTGACTACCAGATAACAGAACAACAGGTCACAATTGATGAGTACGGTGGGAAGAAGAAGATTACGTGGATGTGCCCGTTCTACTGGAAATGGAAAAGCATGTTGCAACGGTGTTATTCCCCTAAACTACAAGAAAGAAGACCGACCTACGTTGGTTGTTGTGTTTGCGAAGAGTGGCTTACATTCTCTAATTTTAAAGCTTGGATGGAGACACAAGATTGGGAGGGTAAGCATCTTGATAAAGACTTGCTAACTCCGGGAAACAAAGTATATTCTCCAGAAACATGCGTATTTGTAGACAAACGGGTTAATCTATTTCTAATAGAGTGCTCCGCTACCCGAGGGGGG